GGCCGGCAGCGGCCTGATGATCGAGAACCTGCGGGTGCAGTTCGAGGTCGCCAAGACCATCGAGGCGGCCCCGAACATCGCCGTCATACGGATCTTCAACCTGCACCCGGACAACGAGGCGAAGATCGAAAACGAGTTCGACGAGGTGCTGCTGAACGCCGGCTACGAGGGCGCGATGCGCCTGGTGTTCCGGGGGAACATCAAGCACGTCTATCGCTACCGCGAAAAGAACGACTACATCACCGAAATCGAGGCCGGCGACGGCGACAAGGACTTCAGCAAGGCGGTGATGAACGAGACGCTGGCCGCAGGCACGACCACGGCCCAGCTCGTGGATCGTGCCGTCGGCTCCTTCAAGGGCGTGGGCGGCACCGGCAAGGGGCACGTCCAGGTCAATGACCGGGCGCGCCTGCGCGGCAAGGTGATCAGCGGCAACACCCGGGACGTGCTCAACGACGTGGCCCGCGAGTCGGGCGCGAACTGGTCGATTCAGGATGGCCAACTGGTCATTGTCAGCACCAACGACGTGATGCCCGGGCAGGCGATTGTCATCCGGGCCGACACCGGCATGCTCGGGGCGCCCGAGATCAACGACAAGGGCATCGCCGTGAAGTGCCTCCTGAACCCGCAGCTGCGGGTCAATGGCGCGATCAAGCTCGACAACAACGGCATCAAGGCGAAGCGCCAGCAGGCCCAGGCGCTGGCCACCAAGCGCGAGAAGCAGGAAACCAACGCGCCCCTGGGCCGGGAGAACGAGGCGCTGGTCCGCCTCGACCCCGACGGCATCTACAAGGTGCTGAAGCTCACCCACAAGGGCGACAACCGGGGGCAGGACTGGGTCAGCGAGATCGAGTGCATCGGCCTCGACCAACCCATCCCGGCAACGAGGTAACGACATGGCAGACGGAAAGCAGATCAGCAAGGTCCAGCGCGACCAGCAGCTGACGGCCACCCCGGAGGAGGCGCACGCCGCCCAGATCGAAGGCCGGCTGAAAGACCTGCACACCTGCCTGCCCGGCATCATTGCCAGCTTCGACCCGGACACGCAGACGGCATCGGTGCAGCCAGCCATTCAGCGCATCTTCACCGAGAAGGGGGCAGTGAATCTCCCGCTGTGCGTCGATGTGCCGGTGGCCTTCCCGGGCGGCGGCGACTTCTTCCTGACCTTCCCGGTCAAGGCCGGCGACGAGTGCATCCTGATGTTCTCCGAGCGGGCGATCGACAACTGGCACGCCAGCGGCGGGACGCAGACGCCGGCCGAGTACCGGCTTCACGACTTGTCGGACGGGATCGCCATCGTCGGGCTGAATAGCCAGCCGCACAAGCTGGCAGCGCTACAAATGACCGGCGCCGAGCTGCGCACGCGCAGCCGCTCGACGTATATCCGCCTTGAGGACGGGACCATCTACATCAAGGGCAACATCGTCCATGAAGGCAACGTCCAGCAGACCGGGAACCTGAACCGCACCGGCACCAGCACCACGACCGGCAAGATCACAGGCCAGGGCGGCATGGCGGTCTCCGGCGGTTCCGGCACGACGTTCTCCGGAAACGTCGACCACACGGGCGGATCGATCACCAGCCTCGGCAAGAAGATCGACGGCTCGCACACCCACAACGAGACGGGCACGGTTACCAACCCGCCCAATTCGTAAGGAGCACCCATGCTAGTTCGACGACTCGACGAAGGCCACGACATGACCTTCGGGCAGGGGGTGGCCAACTATGCTCGCGACGACGAGGCAACCGCGCAGAAGGTGAAAACCCGGCTGCTGCTGCTCTTCAACGAGTGGTTCCTCGATACCGATGCCGGCGTGCCGCACCTGCAGCAGATCATGGTCAGGCCGTCCAACCTGCCGCTGGCGGAGGCCATCATCAAGCGAACCATCATCGAGACCGATGGCGTCGCCGAGCTGCGGTCCTTCGCCATGACCTATGACCGCGAGACCCGCCGTCTAACCATCCAGGCGACCGTGGCCAACAGCTACGGCACCGTGGCCAACATCAAGGTGAGCAGATGACGCAACTGACCGCACAAGGCTTTACCCGCACCCGACTGGACGAACGCCTTACCCAGCTTCAGGACGCCATGCGGGCGATCTTCGGGCCGAACATCAACCTCGACCCCGACACGATGGACGGGCAGACGCTCGGCATCTTCGCCGAGTCGACAAGCAACCTCGACCAGCTGGCCGAGGACGTCTATCACTCGTTCAATCCGCAATCGGCCACCGGGGTGGCGCTGAGTCGTCTGGTGCAGCTCAACGGCATCCGCCGGATCGAGGGCACCTACAGCACGGCGACGCTGCGCTGTGTCGGCAGCCAAGGCACGGTTATTCCGGCCGGCAGCTTGGTGAAGAGCACGGCGACCAACGCTACGTTCGAGACCATTGCCGAGGCGACCATCCCGGCAGGCGGGCAGATCGATGTCGCGGCGCAGTCCTCGGTGAAGGGCGCAGTTCTGGCCCCGGCCGGGACGCTGACCAAGATCGACACCCCGATCTATGGCTGGCAGACCGCCACCAACGTGCTGGACGCCACGCCGGGGCGCGACGAGGAAACCGACGAGCAGCTGCGCCTTCGTCGCCGCGCTTCCACCTCGACACCCGGGCAGGCCGTCGTCGATTCGCTCTACGGCGCGCTGTCGAACCTGTCCGCAGTGCTGCAAGCGCGTGTCTATGAGAACGACCAGGACACCGTGCAGCCGGTGACCAGCCTGCCGCCGCACTCGGTCTATTGCGTCGTCGAAGGCGGTGCCGATGCCGACATCCTCAACACGATCTGGCTGAAGAAGACCGCCGGCACCACCACCTACGGCACGACCAGCGGCTCCGTGAATGACAGCATGGGCAATCCCCACACGCTGAACTTCAGCCGGCCGACCGACGTGAATGTCTGGGTGACGGTGAATCTGCACACCCGGCCAGGCTGGCCGACCGACGGCGCGCAGCGCATCACCAACGCGCTGACCGCCTGGGCCGTGGCCAATCAGTCCATCGGCGAGGAGGTCATCCACTCCCGGCTGTTCGACCCGGTCAATTCCATCCCCGGGCACTCGATCGACAGCCTTTACATCGGCACGGCCGCCAACCCGGCCGGAACCGCGAACATCGCCGTTCCGTTCGACGGGCTGGCCCGTTTCGACTCGACCCGCATCGTGGTGAATGTCCTATGAGCTCGACCGTCCTTGACCATCAGTCGCTTGGGCGCAGCCGGGTCGCCACGCAATACACGGAGAGCCAGAAGTTCCTGGCCTACATCCGGGCGCTGCTTGATTCGTCGGCCGAGCTGGAGTCCGTCCTGCAGAAGGTCGCCGAGCAGTCCGACATCGACTTGGCAGAGGGCGTCAATCTGGACGTGATCGGGGAGATCGTCGGCGTCAGCCGGATCATTCCCGACTCCATCGCGGTGAGGTTCTTCGGCTTTGAGGGGCAGCCCGGCGGCGACGTGTTCGGCGAAGAGGGCGTGCTCGGCATCGGCTCCCGCTTCCGTGACGAGTTGGAACCGGAGACGGCGACCAGCGTGCTGGCGGACCCGGAGTACCGGATGCTGATCCGCGCCAAGATCGTGAAGAACCACGCTCACGGCACGAACGAGGACATCCTCCAGGGGCTGGCCTACCTGTTCAACGCGCCGCGAACTGTCGTCGAAGACCTCGGCAGCATGGCCATCGGCGTGGCCATCGGCCGGCAGCTCACATTTCAAGAAAAGGCGCTGGTCACGGTGCTGGACATTCTCCCGCGGCCCGCAGGGGTCCGCATCAACTGGCGCGCCACGTTCGGCGCGACCAACTACTTAGGGTTCGACGGGCAGCCTGGCGCCCTGTCGTTTGGTGAAGAAGGGCAGCCGAGCGTCGGCGGCCTACTTGCAGAGGAGTTCTAAAACATGGCACTGACGAAACCGCCGGTCCTTCCGGCATGGGCCGAAGCCGGCGACAAGGTTCAACCCAGCAACGCCGAGATTCAGGCCGGCTGGCCGCTCTCAAACGTGCCGCCGTCTCGGCAGCGCTTCAACTGGCTGCTGAACTTCCTGGCCAACGGCATCCGCTACCTGACCCGTCGCGGCATGCCGGACTACGGCGCCGACGAGACCTACATGATCGGCGACCGTGTCATCGGCGACGACGGCAAGACCTACCGCTGCATCCAGGACAACAACATCGGCAACGCACCGAGCACGTCCCCGCTGTGGTGGGAGGAGTGGGCGCCGTCGCTGTCCCGCCTCGCTGATCTGCTCCAGAAGCAGACCTACACGGCATTCACAACGGCAGGCGCCGCGCCGAACTTCACGCTGACGCCAGCGCCGGCAATCACGGCCTACACGGCTGGCCAGCGCTTCCGCATCAAGTTCCATGCGGCAGGAAGCGGGGCCGACGTGCTGAACATCAGCGGACTCGGCAACAAGAGCCTGAAGCAGTACGACAATACCGGGGCAAAGGTGGCCGCTGTGATCGTAGGCAACATGCTCACCGACGTTGAGTACGACGGCGTCGATATGATTGTCATGGACCAGCTGCCCCCGAACGGAACTCAGTATGCATCCAACGCTGAAGCACAGGCATTGTCTGTCGCCAACAAAGCCATCAGCCCGGCCACTCTTGCTGAGGCTCTCAAGGGAGCAAATCAATCGCTCTCTGCGAATGGTTACCAAAAGCTGCCGGGCGGCCTGATCATTCAGTGGGGGACGAAGAATCTAGTCTCGAATCAGGCAACCGAGACCATCACTTTTCCAATCGCGTTTCCTAATGCTGCCTTTAGCTTTGCGGCTTCCTATTGCTGGGCCGGAGCGTCCACATCGTTCATGGTTTCAAATGGCCCCCCCAGTACAACAGGAATCACATTAACCCATGCAAGCAACATCGGCGGAACTGGTTCTATCCGCTGGATTGCCCTTGGCTGGTAAGGAGAATTCGATGTTCTATTCCAAATCGACAAATGGCTTCTACGACCCAGAGATCCACGGCGACAACGTCCCGGTCGACGCAGTGGAAATCACCGCCGAAGAACATGCCGCGCTGATCAACGGCCAGAGCCAAGGGAAACGCATCATCGCAGACGCCAACGGCTTTCCGGTCCTGACCGATCCGCCAGCCCCGACCTCCGCCGAAATCTGGGATCGCATCAAGGCCAAGCGCGACGTCATCAAGGCCGGCGGCGTGAAGGTCGGCACCAAGTGGTATCACACCGACACGGAGTCGCGCATCCAGCACCTCGGCCTGCTAGAAAAGGCACGAGCCGCCCGCGCTGCCGGCGGCACCGATGCCACCCGGCTGCAGGCGCTCGGCCAGGACATCAAGTGGAAGACGATGGACGGCTCGTTCATCTACCTCACGGTCAAGCACGCCGAGGATATTTTCGCGGCCGTGACGGACCTCGATGCCGCCGCCTTCGCCGCTGCCGAGACGCACCGGGTAGCGATGGAGGCATCCGCCGACCCGGCCGCCTACGACTTCTCGGTCGGCTGGCCGGCGACCTTCGCGGGGTAGCGCCATGGGGACCGTCAGCCTGTTGTTCAGCACTTCGGGCCACCCCATGAGCGCGGCCATCCGACTCGGCACCTGGTCGGACTGGTCGCACGTGGCCATCATCGACGGCGACGAGGTGATCGAGGCCACCGCGCCGGCCGGCGTTCGCCGCTTCCCGGTGGTGCAGGCGATCAACCGCGCCAAGCGCGGCGCCATCGTCGAGCTGCCGTGCCGGGATCCCGGAGCGGTGATTTCCGCCGCGGCTTCCCAGCTCGGCAAGCCATACGACTACACCGCCGTGCTCGGCCTCGGCCTTCACCGCGACTGGCAGGAGGACGATGCGTGGTTCTGCTCGGAGCTGGTCGCCTGGGCATTCGCGCAGGCCGGCGAGCCGCTGTTCCGGGCTGAAGTTCTCCGCCGAGTGACGCCGCAGCATCT